CCAGACATTACTATCTCCATTCCACTCTAAAGTGTATGAAGAAGAATCAGCTGTAACTTTACCATAAAGAAGGTTACTATTTCCCAACTGATCGATATTAAAAGTTAACGAAGAACCAGTAATTGGAGAAGCAGACGAAGAAGAACTAAAATTATCTAGTCCAATCTTGTTACCATATCCTACCTGGTCAATATACAAAGTTAATGTATCACCAACTTGTGTAATGTTAATTTCATTATCATTAGATGCTTGTGCAAAAGTCAAAGAACTGAAAAATAAACTTAGGCCTAATAAATATTTTATCATTTTTCTTTTCCTTTTATTATCCAAAAACCTCTATCATGTCCTTGGTTGATTAATTCAAATACTCCAGCTTCAATAGCTGATCGTACTGCATATGTCACTGACTCATTTTTACCCACTCCGTCCTCATACTCTATAAGCTGTGTACCTTGTTCTATGAACCTAAATACATCACCTCCACTGCCGTAAGATAGGATAGTCTTCTTACTTTGGACGTTTAATAAAACTTCTCCAGTTAGAACTGAAACAGCTCTAATTGAAATTGTGACAACATCTTTACGATATTGTCGACTAGCACCTATCCCAAGAGTTCGCGCGCCTCGCCCTCCGGATAAGATGTTAGTATCGTAACCAATAATACCGCCTTCTATAATCATTCCAGCAAATAATAATGGTTGAATTCCTTGTGCTTCTTCTTTGCCATTTGCTTTTGCAACATCTTGGCGAGCACTTCGTATGATTTGTCTTTCTCTTACAAGGTTATCTAGTCCTTGTCGCTCTACCACTCGAAACCAAGTTCCTCCACCTGCACTCTTTAATGCATCGATTAACATGGCATCAGCACCTTGTGTTACTGCAGTACTAAATGATGCAATACCGTCAAGAGCTTTTCTTTGTCCTGTAAGATCTTGGAATTTATATACAGCAACAACAGGTTTTGTTTCTGCTGGTGGTAAATCTAATAATTGAAAATAAGATGGCATGTTGACAATTTCAGGTACATCAACACAAATATATGGCATTGCCTTTTTAAAGACTCTTCCACTTGCTTTAACCCATTCAACTACATTATGATTATATTGATCGCCCCACATATCCGGATTACAGATAGTTGGATCTTCTGTGTATCTTGGTATTTGAGCACAGCTCGAAAGAAATATAATGACTGAAAGACTAGCCGTCAGTAGGTGGTGTTGTACCATAGTCGCTCCCAAAATATCCACTTCCAATTGGTATTTCAATGATGGTTTCTGTACCATCGGTATCTACTATAGTCATTTTGATAAATTCTGAACCATCTGTGTTGGTTATCACTTCATATGTTACTGTTGAACCTTCTAATACGAATGATCCAAATCTTACTGCGTTATCATTTTGAAACATACTCTCTACAAGTTGTTTCGACATTTGAGCATAAATTCTTGATTCTAAGTTACGAATAAATTTAGCCAATGTTGTATTTTCAGCTTCTCTTTGTGCTGCTTTTTCTGCTGCAGCTAGTGCTTCTTCTATTTGTTTTTTACGAGAAAACTCTTGGTTTTCTACTGTGAGATAATGAGATGCTGTACCTATTCCACTAAAGGATGGATTTTTAAACTTGTGTACAATTTCTGTTGCTCCTGCATTTGGAGAAACAGCCATAATTGATATTATAAAAAGACTTACTAAAGTAAGAACTTCAGCTTGACTCTTTATCTTTTTGATTTTTCTTTCTTTCATTTTCTCTATATTCCAATACCACGTCAACTTTTTGTTGTAATCTGATAAGGTCTTGATCAAGCATTCTCATCTGATCAATAACTCTTATAAGTTGGAAATGCATTTTTTCTGTGGCTGGATCTAAGTGTTCACTTATAAAATTCCAAACAAAGTAAACAAAATATCCTAAACCCACAACCATAACAGTAGGAAAGCCATAATTGGCTATTAAATCAGCAATTTCCATATTAATCTCTTCTTACGTCAAGTTTACCATCTTCGACAAAATTCTCAGCACGAGCTATTCGGCCGATGTCAGGTCTTAATTCTAATGCGCTACTTACGAGTAAGTCAATCTTGACCATTTCATTACTCATTGTTCTTGCTCTGTTTTCTAAACTTTCGCAGAATATAGTAAGCGTCTTAATATCATCAACAACACCTTCTAGTATTTGTTTGATAATAGTAAAGATAAAGAATCCCATTACTAATGCACCAGCGATAGGTAATCCTACATCTGATATAAGTGTAAATATCTCTTCCATACGGTATTATTTATAAGGTCTAAACCTCTAGGTATAAAAAAAGGGACCTAAAAAGATCCCTTAATATTATTGTTCGCACTCTTCCGGATATTGCGTACAGTAGCGTTTCACAATTTTAATGATTATTGTTATATCATTAGTTGCTTCTCCAACTACTACTCTCTCTTTTTCGACATCCTTTTTTTGTTTAGGATATTGTGGAAAGAGAGACCAAGCTACTTTCCCTCAGGCTGAGGGGATTGTAACTTATCAGTTTCTTCATCGATTCTGTTAGCTGCTTTTTGAACAACTCCAGTACCAGTATTGACTGCAGTTTTACCTACATCAACAGCTGTTTCAACGACGAATTCTCCTGTAGAGACTACATCTGAAGCTACAGCTGAAACAACAGTTGAAGTACCTTTTACAGCACCGTCAACAACTCCAGTTGTAAACTCCTTTGTTCCTTCTACGACACTTCCAATAGAAGCACAGTTCGTAATAAGAACTAATCCAGCGAACAGAGTAAATAAATTTTTCATTATATTCTCCATTAGATTTACATAGTAAGATTAATGTCTTACCATTTCTATTTTATTTATACAGAAATAGTTCCTGTTGCAACTTATTTTTTAGTTGCTGTTTTTCTGGTTCTGCGTTTAGTTGGAGCTTTCTTAGCAGCAGGCTTCTTAGCTGCTGGTTTTCTCTTCACTGGAGCTTTTTTCTTAGGTGGTGTTTTACCATCTTTATAAGCTTCGTTTCTGTGATGAGTAGAAAGATCATCTTTTACAAAATGTCCTTTCTCATTTCTTGCTCTAACTCCTGACGCAGGTCTGGAATTATCATATACAGCAAATGCTACTGCTGCTATTAAAATTCCTCCAATCACTATGAATGCTAAATCCATAATATATACCTCCTAGGTCTTATAGTTATAATTAATGAACTCTTCCCATTTGAAAAAGTCCTTTCTCTCATGACACCAAAAATTACCTTTATGTTTCGGTTTTTTTAGATCTCCTCGAGTCTCTTCATTAGCCTTTCGGCTCTGTTTGTCACTTGCGTGTACCATTTCGAATCTCTGCCTTCTTTGGCAGCCTCCTTCCAATCACCACATTGCAGCGCTGCATTATGGCGTTTGAATTTGCTCAAGCGCGTGAGTCCCATATTAAACATCATGTTTGCAACGATTTGTTTTACCTCTTGTGGGTAACCATCCCAACCATCATGTAGTTTTTTACAATCCTCGATCACTGATTGCACGTCTTTTTCAAAACATTCGTTTACACGATCTTCTGAAACTTCAGTGCCAACTTCCTGACCGAATTCCTTGTCTTCTTTTATAACTAGATGTCCTATTCCGAATGTAGGATAACCAAGATGATCTTTATATATTTTATATACTACACCTTCATCTACTTTGAGTGTTTCTTTTAATTGTTCTATGTCGATGTCTTTACTATTCCAAAACATTAGAGTGCCTCCAATTGAGATATAACAGAAGCATGTGCTGTTATATATTCATCAGTTTGTTTTATAAGTGATAACCATTGTTTTGATCGTGTTCCATATAGATCATCATTATCTTCATCATGTGGATGATTATGCCCATGCCATGTTGCTGTTGTTTGTAAATCTTCTGGTACGACCCAATTAAATGATTCTTCTACTGAGCCTGTTTGCCCCCATTGCAAATGATTTATAGTATCTCCATTATGCATTTCTCTATCTATTGTAGGAGCATTATCATTTAACCACCCTTTAATTACAAAATCAATTGATTTTATAATTCCATCA